ATCACCAGATACACACATACTTAACATTGTGTCAGGTCTTGTACAAACACAGTGGAAACCTGCTACTATGTTTTTAAGAGGACTAAACATGTCTTATAGAGATTTTGATAGAGCAAGAGTAATTATGAGAGAAGCTCTACAAACTTATATTTACCAATATGCTTACATAGGTCATGCTTTAAAAAGAGCTAGTAAATCATTTTACGAAGGTAGAGCTATACTTGATAGTAGACAAATGAAACATGATAGCACTATGAGACAAGGACAACTTCAAGACTTGTTTGATGCGTGGGGTGAAACTGTTACAGACTTAGTAGGATTAGATGGTACAAGATTAGGTAAAGCGGTTACAGGCGTATTTAAAGGTGCAGGTAGAGTTGTATCAGCTCCTATGAGAGTGTTATCAGCAGGTGATGAATTTCTTAAATCTATGATGTTTAAAGCTAGAATGACATCTCTAGTAAATTCTAAAATATTAGAAGAAACTCCTGACTTAATGCCAATGAAAAATGATTTTAAAGCAGGTTACTCAATACCATTTAGAGAAAAATACAAAGCAAAAGCTAGAGAAATAGAAGCACAATATATTAAAGATAATGGTTCTGCTATTGAAATAGATAAGTCTGTAGATGCTAGATTAAACTCACCTTTATACTACGCACAAGAAGGTTCATATACACAACACGTTGGTCAAATAAATCCAAACACAAAAGCACTTGATGATAAACTTACTGGTAGTCTTTTAAGAATTGCTACAAAACATAAGTCATTAAGATTATTAGGTTTACACTTTGTTAATACACCATCAAACTTATTAAGATGGTCAGCACAACATTTACCTTTCTTAGGTAGATTTCAATTTCAAATGGCTCACATGTTAGCAGAAAAAAAATTAGGTAGTGGTAAGTTTAGAAGTGAAATTGGTAGAGGATTAAATCCATTTAGAAAAAAAGATTACATTAACCCAGAAGCGGCGGCAGAAGCAAAAGCTAGAATACAAATGGGTTGGGCTTTGTGGGGCAGTGCTGTTTACTTAGCTATGTCTGGTAAAATTACAGGCGGTGGAGATATTAATTATAAAAAACAAAAAGACAAAGAAGCTAACACTGGTGAACAACCATACTCATACAAAACAGATGATGGTAGATATATTTCATTAAATAGATTAGACCCTATAATGATGCCATTCTTTATTGCGGCAGATGTTATTTCATTATTAAACAAGCATTTAGAAACTACAGATGATTTAGACCCAGTAGTAGAAAAAGATACTACAGAACTTATCATGGGTGTAGTAGCTACACTTACAAGAAACATTACATCTAAATTTTACACAAAAAATCTTTTAGAAGTAATACACATGATGACTTCAGATGACATTATGTTTGCAAGAAAACCAGAAAGATTTGGTACACAAGTTTTATCTCAATTTGCTTATAAGGCATTTCCATTGTCAGGTGGTTTAAGATATGTAGATAGAGTTAATGATGAATGGGAAAGAGAACTATACACATTATCAGACAGATTATTAACACTAAATCCATTTGATAGTAAAACAGCAGTAATGCCTAAACGTAACATGTTTGGTGAAAAGATAAATAGAAAGAATGGTTGGTTGTTTGGATTAGGTGGTGAAAGTGGTTTATGGTCTTCACCATTTGCTATGACTAATTTTAAAAATACAAAAACAGCACAATTTATTAGAGAAAGAGATTTTAAATATAATCACCCACAAATAAGTATTAGAGTTAAAGGAGATAATACATCTATAAATTTAAAAGATTTAAGAAATGATAAAAACCAAACAGCTTACGATAGAATGCTTGAAATTAAAAATGATACAGCAGTAGATGCTAATGGTGTTATTGTTGTCAATAAATCTTCATTTACAGGTAAAAAATTTACTTTAGCTCAGTATGTAGAGAAAATGATATTAGACCCTAATAGTCCTATCTATCGTCACCCATCAGGTACTATTAATGGTAAAGACGAACAAGCTCAAGTTATTATAGATTTTGTACACAGAATAGACAGACACGCTAAGAAACTTATGATGAATGAGTTTCCAATATTTGCTCAAAGAGAAAGAGATTTGATAATAAATAAAGCTAAAAAATACAACGAGCATTATAAGACGCTAGAAACCCTAGCAAACAACTAAACTTACACTTTTAGTAAAACCCAATCAAAAATTAAGGAAAATCATACATGGCAAATAGTTTTGTACGTTATACAGGTGATAACAGTACAACAGCATACTCTATACCTTTTAGCTATAGAGCTACAGGAGACCTTACAGTTACTATTTCAGGGTCAGCTACTACGGCTTTTACGTTAAATGCCGCAGGAACTACCCTAACTTTTAACTCTGCTCCTGCACAAGATGCCGCTATTGAGATTAGAAGAAGAACATCACAGACTACTAAATTAGTAGACTATGCTTCTGGGTCAGTTCTTACAGAGAACGATTTAGATACAGATAGTGACCAAGCGTTCTTTATGTCACAAGAAGCTATTGATGATGCAGGTGATGTTATCAAAGTATCAAATACAGATTTTCAATGGGACGCACAGAATAAAAGACTTACAAATGTAGCAGACCCTACTGCGGCACAACATGCGGCAACTAAAAATTACTTAGAAAATACTTGGTTATCTGCAACAGACAAAGCTACGCTTAACACTGTTAATAGTAACATGACTGCTATTAATACTGTTAATAGTAACATTACAGCTATTGGAACAGCTAATACAAATTCAGCAAACATAACTACAGTAGCAAACAACATTGGTTCAGTTAATACTGTAGCTACAGATATTAGTAAAGTTATTGCAGTAGCTAATGATTTAGCAGAAGCAGTATCAGAAATAGAAACTGTAGCTGACGACCTAAATGAAAGCACAAGTGAGATTGATGTTGTTTCAAATAACATAGCTAACGTAAATATTGTAGGTGGTATTTCTAGTGACATCACAAGTGTTGCAGGGATAGCTTCAGCTATTACCGCAGTAAACAATAATTCTACAAACATTAATGCAGTAAATACAAATTCAAGTAACATCAATACAGTTGCAGGAGACAGTACAGAAATAAATGCGGTAGCAGGTAATGCTTCAAACATAAATTCAGTTGCAGGTATAACTTCTGACATCACTAGCGTTGCAGGAATTTCTACGGCAGTGACGGCGGTAAACAATAATTCTACAAATATTAATGCTGTAAATTCAAACAGCTCTAACATTAACACAGTTGCAGGTATGCAGTCTGCAATAAACACAGTTAACTCAAGTGCAACAGCTATAAATGCTGTAAATGCAAATGCTACCAACATTAATACTGTAGCAGGAGCTAACACAAATATTACAAATGTTGCAGGTGGATTAACAAATATTAATACTGTTGCTACAAACCTAGCTTCAGTAAATAACTTTGCTGAACAATACAGAATTTCAAATTCAGCACCAACAACAAGTTTAAATGTCGGAGACCTATATTTCGATACAACGGCGAATGAACTTAAAGTCTACAAATCGTCAGGTTGGGCGGCGGCAGGTTCTACAGTAAATGGAACAAGCCAAAGATACACATACAATATTACAAGTGCAGTTTCTTCTGTAACAGGAAGTGATGCAAACGGAAATACACTTGCGTATGATGCAGGATTTGCAGACGTTTATGTTAATGGTGTAAGATTATCTTCATCAGATATTACAATTACTTCAGGAACTTCTGTAGTTTTTACAGGTGGTAATTTAGCAAATGGAGATGTTGTTGATATTGTTGCCTACGGAACATTTAACGTAGCTTCAGTTGCAGGTTCAGCAATTAATTCAGGTACTATTAATGACGCAAGATTACCTACAACAATTTCAGATAAAATAATAACAGCAACATCATTAACTGCTAAAGGAGATGGTTCTTCAAATTCAGGTAAAATTACTCTTAATTGTGAAAATAATTCGCATGGATTTTACTTACAAGCACAACCACATTCAGCAGGTTATACTGGTGGGTGGACTTTTCCTACAACGACAGGAACTAATGGACAAGTTTTAGCTACAAATGGTAGTGCTACTGCACAATTATCTTGGATTGATGCAACAGAAACTAAACCAACAGTAGCAGATGTATCTCAAACGATTGCTCCTGCAACAGCTACAACGATTAGTATTACAGGTACTAACTTTGTATCAATACCACAAGTAGAATTTATTAAAACAGATGGTTCAATTACACTTGCTAATACAGTTTCATTTACAAATGCAACTACACTTTCAGTTAATGTAACTTTAGCTACAGGTAACTACCATGTAAGAGTAGAAAATCCAGATGGTAACGCAGGAAGAAGTACAAACAATATTTTAACTGCATCTACAGCTCCAACATTTAGTACCTCAGCAGGTTCATTAGGTTCTATTGCAGGTAACTTTAGCGGAACTGTAGCTACAATCGCAGGTTCTTCAGATAGTGCAGTAACATTTTCTGAAACTACATCAGTATTAACAACAGCTAACTGTACGCTTTCAAGTGCAGGAGTAATTACAACAACAGATTTTGGTGGTG